TCCGCGCCGCTCAGGTCCGCGCCGCGCAGGTCCGCGCCGCGCAGGTCCGCGCCGCGCAGGTCCGCGCCGCTCAGGTCCGCGTCGCTCAGGTCCGCGCCGCGCAGGTCCGCGCCGCTCAGGTTCGCGTCGCTCAGGTTCGCGCCGCTCAGGTCCGCGTCGCTCAGGTCCGCGTAGCTCAGGTTCGCGCCGCGCAGGTCCGCGCCGCTCAGGTTCGCGTCGCTCAGGTCCGCGTAGCGCAGGTCCGCGCCGCGCAGGTCCGCGCCGCTCAGGTTCGCGTCGCTCAGGTCCGCGCCGCTCAGGTCCGCGCCGCGCAGGTCCGCGCCGCTCAGGTTCGCGTCGCTCAGGTTCGCGCCGCGCAGGTCCGCGCCGCGCAGTAACTCAATAACTTGCTCCGGGCTGGAATTGCCGGAATTTAGCAATCCGGCAACGCAAACGTGAAGATGGCTTTGGGCGGACCATTCCGGCGTCGGGCCTGATGATGCCGGGCCATTTCCAGTGGCGATTGATGCGGCACCCCACATACAGCAAGAGGTTCCGCAATCCCAATTGGATTGATCGTACTTCCTCGTGGTGCCGTCAATTGGTTTTGGTTCGCTGGCTTCTTTTGCCCATTCGGCGGCTTTCTTGATTTCTTCCAGCGTGATTTTCTTTTCGTAGTCTTGCATGGTTTTCTCCGGTTGACTGTCAACGTGGGCGGAGAGCCGTGGACGGAATCGAACCGTCATTCCCACTTTTACGCGGGAACACAACCATGTCGCGGCGAAAGTGCCGGGATTCACCGAATCCGGCGGCCAAAGCGAAGCCATTTTGGACCTCGTTAGGGTTACATCGCTCTGCGGAGCTGGGGCTTATCGATCCCCAGACGTTCGATTGGCGTGCTTTGCACGCGATATTTTGCGGCAAGTCAAGCACGCCGGCGGTGTCAAGCGGGCTTTTTGCTTAGAGCGTCTATCAATGCATCGGCGTAGGAAACTGCTCGCTTTGCCGCGATCGCTACCGAGGGGCCGGCCGTTGCACCATCGGCTTGCATCGCCAGATATCCGGCGAGGGCTGCGGTCGCGATACGTTCGCGCTGGTCTGGCATGTTCTCCCAGATTGTGTGCAGGACGGCGCAAATCTCTTGGGCGTCTTCGTTGCTCATAGTTGGTTCTCCCTTTGTTTTCATGTTCAGTTGCCGATTCAGTTGCCGAAAGTAACGTCACTCTCGGCTATCCCACCAATTTCGGCGGCCAACTTAATTGCCGCACGTTCGTTCGTCTTCTTTTTTCCGCGTGGGTCACCAGGAAAACCGAGACCGTGGTATTCGCTTACCGCGTTAGTCTCGCTGCCGTCCGGATTCGCCCAATAATCCGAGTAACGCGCGATCCAGCCGGTTTCCGGTGTCGCCCATTCCGGGCGGTGGCACGATGGGATTTCTCCGTAATAGACGTGTACTCGACGCTTTGACGTTATGGCTTTATCGATCATCGTTTCTCCTTTTGAGGTAAGGCGAGCGCTGGGTTAAGAGCGGCGATTCCGTGCGCCTGCGGTGTCACGATGCGCGATGCCCGACGCGCCGGCCGTCCGGGAAATGTCGGTAGATAATCCAGCAACCGCAAAGCTCTCCGCCGCCGTCGGATTTTTGCAACGTCAATTCGAGATAGGAGTCGGATAACTGGATTGTCGGACGCTTGGGCGAGTAGTTTCCGAGTTCGGCGGCTTTCGCTCGCAAGTGCCGTAGTCCGGTAGCGAGTTCGGCGCTGTGGGGTATCCTGGTTGTCGTGGTTTTCTTTTTCATTTTTTTCTCCGTCAATAGTTCGAATTCGGGTTTTCGGACCAGTCGCGATACATTTCTGCTTCGGCGGAAACTGCCGCAACTTTCGCAAGCCCCCACAGTTTCATATCTTCGGTGTCGATCTTTCCAGCGACAACGCTCCATGTTTTTTTTTCACCATCGAATGTTCCACCGCGTTTTTTCAACAGCTTGACGGCTTGTTGGAAATTTCTTCCGCTCGCAGTGATTTTGAATTGGTCGTTCATCGTTCGTCCATTTCGTTTGTGTTTCTTTTTCCCTTACACTTACATCATACTCGCGTTTGGAAATAAGTCAACACCTATTTTGAAAATAGTTGAAAGTATTTTCCGCATCGTCGTATTGACTTCGGTCGGATCGGTGGTATTATGTCATCAGGAGTATCAATATGAGATTCGGAGAAAAAATGCGTGAGGCTAGGCTTGGATGCGATTTGACGCAGGCGGAGGCCGCGCGCAGGCTCGGCCTGAAGCAACAGGCGCTTAGCAAGTGGGAGAGCGGGTACAGCATCCCGCGTACAGTCGATTTTTTCCTGATGTGCCGCACGTACGGCGTCCGGCCGGAGTATTTCGAGGCTTGCGACTTCCGAGAAGGTGTCAGCGTCAAGCGTGGGCGTGGCCGGCCGAAGGTGGTGGCCACTGCGGAATGAAGTGTCAAACCTCCGAGAGCAACAATTCGGCCAATTCGTCCAGCGCCCGCAACAGGGGCATCGCCCGCTCATCGGCTCCTAACTCGTGGAAGCAACGCTCCAACGCCGACGAATGCTTTCGGAACCACTGGATGTTGCGCGGTACTTTCGTCTCGGTGCGTTCAGCAGCTTTGTTCTCGCGCATCGTTTGCAGCGTTTCGTTCAGGCGATCGCAGGCCGCGTCTTCATCGTTGACGGCTTCGGCACCGATCTCGCCCAACTCGTCATCGTCGATGTCGCCGATCTCGCCCAGCAAGCGGAATGACAATGGCATGCCGATTTTTCCTATCAGGGATGGCGATATTTTCGCGAGTATTTCGGCACACTTGATCAAGCGACCGATGTGCCTGCGGCTGACCGGGCATCCTTCGCATTTGACGCTGCGGCAATACGCGGTCCAACTGCTGTGGCTATCGCGGTAGCTTTCCGTGTCGCGGATACGCGCAAGTAGGGTACCGCATTCTCCTGCATCCATCCAGCGTTGTTGAAGCTCTTCGCCAGCCGAAGCGAAACGCTCCTCGGCACCGAGATAGGATAGCGCTGAGCCGATGCACGCGGCAACGGCGGCATCGTCGTTCTGGAATTGCTTCAATTCGGCCGGTTGCATCATCAGGGTGGAATTCATGGTCATTGTCCTTTTGGGGTTAAACAGAACGGATCAAATCCTCTAAGCTACGCACCGATGCCGAACGTCCGTACTCGCGTGCATACCGATCGATTAGCTTCAGTAGTGCTTTCCGATCCTCGTCGTCGAGGGATTTTGCATAGGATTCTTGCTTCTCAGTGCTAAAATGGATTAGGGGACGCACCACGGATTCGTAGGTTCCAGCGCGCATGGCCGCAAGCGACTTCGGAGTCAGCTTCTTGCGTAAATCGGTGGGTTGCTCTCGGTCATCATAGTCTTTCGGATCGCACGTCCAGAGGATTGCGGTCAGTACGACGATAGTAACGGGCTGGGGATGCAGGATGGCATGGGTAATTAGCTGGTCATGCAGCGTTTGCAAGTTTTCGCGGTTCAGCCTTTTTATGATAGTCAACTGCCTCGCCTCAGTCATCGCCAAGAAATCGGCAAGCGCTCCGCCGTCGTCCATTTCGTTTCCCGCCGTCGAATAGGGTAGACTCATGATGGATGCGCACAACAACGTCATGAGTGGCAGTATAGCAATTGGGGCACAATTGCCCTAAATTATATCGTAAGGTGAAGCGTGAGACCGCTGAGTGATAAGCAAAAGCGATTCGTGCAGGAATACCTCATCGATCAGAACGCGACACAGGCTTACAAGCGCGCGGGTTACAAGGTAAAGAACGATCACGTTGCCCAAACTTCCGCGCACAACCTCCTGTTAAATTCTGTTATTTCCGAGGCGATCAAGGATGGTATGGCCGATCTTGCCAAGGTCACACGCATCACGGCTGAATACGTGCTAACTCGGCTCCGAGAGAACGTCGAGCGAGCCATGCAGATTGAACCAGTGTTAGGCAAGGACGGCATTGAGACCGGCGAGTTTCGCTATGATGGCGCTGTAGCCAATAAGGGACTGGAATTGCTTGGCAAGCATCTGGGGATATTCGATAAGGTTCCGCCGCTTCAAATCCTGCCGGGCAGTTCCCCAGAGAATCCGCTTCATGTCAGCACCATCCACGATGTCTCCCCCGGCGCAATTCGATCATTTATCAGCGACCTCCGGCGAGCTGGCATTGGCGGAGCGAGCGTGGCAGGAATATCACCGGACAGTCTCGCAGAACGAGTGGATTCCAAAGATCCCGTGGCCAAAACCAATTGATGGATTTGACGGTTGCGGGCCATTCCCGAAACAGCAAGAATTCCTCTTGCATATGTTCACCCGCGAAGTGTTTTTCGGCGGCGCGGGAGGTGGAGGAAAATCTGAGGCACTTTGGTATGCCGCGTTGCAATACGTGGACGTTCCCGGTTATGCCGCGTTGATATTGCGCCGTACCTATGCCGATCTTGCCAAGCCAGGCGCGTTGATGGATCGTTCGAAGGAAATGCTAGCCGGAACATCAGCGCGGTGGAACGAGCGAGACAAGCGCTGGACATTTCCATCTGGTGCCAGCATCTCGTTCGGTTATTTGGACAACGAGAACGACAAATACCAGTACGCAAGCGCGGAGTTTCAATTTCTATCGTTCGACGAACTTACGCATTTTTCCGAGTCGCAATATTCGTTCCTTTTCACCCGTCTTCGTAAGAAGTCGGCCGGTTCCCTTGGCAATGTCCCGCTGCGAATGCGTTCCGCGTCGAATCCAGGCGGCGTTGGGCATGAGTGGGTTTATCGTCGCTTCATTGATGATGCACTGCGCAAGCCGGGCCGCATCTTTATCCCTGCAAAAATGGATGATAATCCGGCGTTAGACCGGGATGGCTACCGGGAAAGCCTGGCGAACACCGATCCTATTACCCGTAGGCAAATCGAGGATGGAGATTGGAATGCGTTCGCCGGTGGTCGATTCAAACGCGAGTGGCTTCGACATTATCGATCGGAACCAGGCTCGAATTGGCTTCGGTTCGGCGAAAAGCTCTATACCGGCGATGAACTGCAAGATAGGTTCATCACGGTCGATCCCGCCGCCACGGTAAAAACGGTAGCGAAATCCGACCCAGATTGGACCGTCATCTCAAGTTGGGCGCGCACACCGTGCGGACTGCTCGTATGGCTTGGATGCCGAATGGTGCGCTGTGAGATTCCAGAAATACCGGCCCATGTCTGGAATGAGTATCAGCGCCATCGCGCAGGCAAAGCCTATGTGGAGGGATTCGGCATCGGCAAGGGGGCGGCGCAGGCGTGCCAGAGGCATTCGGGGAGGATGAACATCATCGAGTTCGCGCCGACTAAGGATAAACTGGTCACGGCGACAAATGCGATGAACATGATGGAGGCCGGGCGCGTTTGGCTGCCAAGCGATGTTCCAGGCTTTCCACTGGATGACGTTGAGGCGCAACTCCTGCGGTTCACCGGAAATGCAAAGACGGATTCGCATGACGATATCATTGATACGTTGAGCCAGGCTGCGAACGTTGTCATGGGCAGGGAGCCGAAGCAGCCCGGCACCGGGTATCGCGGATCAGTGGCCGTCCCTGGGCTAAAAAACCTTTAGCCTGTCCGTTGCCTGTCCGTTCCATCAAAGTGCCGTTATTACAATCGCTGAGTTTGGCTTGAGAACGGGCCTCCCGACGCAGTTTTTGTATTGGAGCGTGAGTCCGCCGCTGACGACGCCATACGAGTCGAATACTTGCGCCGCGGCGGAGAATAGCTGGATCGGGTTCGTGATCGTCTTCGTGCGCTGGTCCTGATCAAGCGAGAATACCGCATTATTGCCGAGCACCGTGTTGCCGCCAAGCGTGCCGGTTGAGTTGAACCAGATCGTTCCGCCCTGCGCGGTAATTTGTGCGACGGCTCCCAAGCCATTGATTATCGTCTTCGCCGCGCCGACTCCCGGATGATTCAACGCCGCGGCGATTGCGGAGTTGATGAAGAGAGACCCACCAAAATTGTTCCATGTGTCAATGACGCAACCGATGCCGCACGTCACTTTAGCGCCAGCGTCAATGCGTCCCACGTTGACGCGCGCAGCATCGCCTGCCAACCAAGCAAAACCGACGTTGCCGCCAAAAATGTTCCACGCATTCGATGCGTGCGTTCCGCAGAGCAGAACGGCCGGCACTCCCGTTTCCACGCCGCTGCCGCTCGCATCGCATTGGAACGTGGTTTGCGCGGTTCCGTGGTTGAGTTTTATCATGCCCGATTTGGTGTTCACATAGTCGCTTGTCGCGGTCTGCTGCCAGTATTGGGCGCGGTATTCGGGATAGGCCGTGCCGTCGATATTCTCGCGTGTCAGGCCGATCTCAACGTCCTGGGCGGTAATACGCCGCACGGCCAGCAGGACAGCGGATTGGCTGCTTAGCCCATACTTGAGTCGAGCCCCTTCTTTATCGATAGTGAGCGTATCCGCAGCAGACGGCACGGCACCACCGGAGTAATTAGCGGCAGTGGAAATATCTTCGGGTCCGCTGCTGACGACCGTGGCCGTGCCAGTGCTTGACGACGCACTGTTGATTGTCGTTCCAGAACTGTTCGTGGCAACAAGGATGTTGCTAGGCTTGCCAGCCGTAATGTCTGTGGCCGTAATCGTGGCCGTGGTGTTTCCCCAGGTGACCTCTGCGAATTCGGGATAGACCGAACTGCTGAGCGAGGCGAGATAGGCCTTGAGCAATGGCAGGAATGTGGCTATCGTCGCCGAGGTGGTGGCATAGGTGACGATCTTCGTGCCGATGGTGACGGTGATGATATCGCCGATTGTTCCCGCCGTGGCGAACGTCCAGGTCTTGAGACCGGCAACTGTGGCCGCGCCGCCCGTCCAATATATACTCGCCATGTCGATACCTCTCGAATTGTTTACGGGACAGGGTAGCGTTTACGGCGTCATGACAGAGAGCAACGCCGCGCGGCAGATGATATCCGGCGCGTCGGGCCACACGCCATTGACGGGAGGAGAACCGAATATCTGATGAAGCAGTTCGCCTAGTTCACGGAAGAACGCAGTTCTCTCTTTTAACGGTTTGTTGCGTCTATTCTGGAACACGTCCCAGGCCGCCCGGATGTCCTTGTTCGGCTCCCATGTTTCTTTTTCGATGCCGATCGGAACCGGATCGGTAGGAGGATCAGTAGGGATAAAGTAACAAGGATCAGTCATTGCTTTTTTTATTGCGTCTTGCTCGCCAGCCTGGTCATTGCATTCGTATTTGAAAACTGGCGTCCATATGTTGCCAAGGTTGATACGACTCCATCCCATGACGTGTATCGCCACGGCTTTGGAGAGAGCGTGACCGGACAGGGATAGGATTTCTTCGCGTGTCATGGGAAATACCTCATCAGGAATGATCGAGCCCTCGGCCATGCCGCTGACGATCTTGGCCGCCACATCACGCAGCCGTTCACGTTGGCTCTGAAACAGCCATTTCATGGCTTCGCTCCTCAAGCATCGCATCGGCATAGGCGTACGCGCCGACCGCCGAAACTCTGGTAATCCGTTCGATATCTTCCGCTGGCGTTGGGCCATCGCGCGATGAACTTTTCATGATGATCGATTGCATCGCCTTCGCTGCAAAATAGTCTCTCAGCGTCATATCTGGTTCGATCATGGCTTCGCTCCGCAGTTGCACTTCCACCCATTGCCGAGCATGTCGGCAACAGGGCAGGTGCAGACGCTGGCAACCGCTGCGAGCGATGTGGCGGTAAAGTTATGGACATATTTTCCGCTGGACGTGACGAATTGGTCGGCAATCTCTTGCGCCGTTTCGCAATTGGCCTGGGAATCTGTCCGTGACTCCCAGATATTATTCCAGTTTTCCAGGAATTTATCGGCTCGCTCGCGCGTGAGATTGCCGTTAGCAACCAATTTTTCCAGGTTTTGGGCATAACTTGGATGATTTCCTGATTTGGCTTCAACGGGACGTTCCCACAATGATTGCAGTTCCGCTTTAAGCCACGCGCAGTCCGAAGCGTGGTATGTACCGTCCACGGCACCGCACCCGATGCAATGCTGTGGTAGGTGGTTTGGATGTTGTGTCGGCATCGATACCTTGGGCGGGTAGATCACGCCGAGACAGCCGATACCGACAGAAACCTGCCTGCCATTCTTCCATTCCTCGGTTCGGCCATCGGGGAATACGACCTTGCCGGTGAAGCGGAGCGGTAACGTGACGACGGTTTCGCCAGTCCCTTTCATTTCGACGCTTCCATAGGATTGTTTAACCATTACCATTTCATTGCCAATACGATCATTCATTTTTTGCTTCCTCCCGGTGTAAGTGCCTTAATTGTACCCATGCCGAAGAAATGGGCCGACTCGCTATTTCCTGGAACGTGGTATCTCCCCAATGGGGACGTATTTTCGTGCGACAAGGCCGATCTCGATTATTACTACCACCGCACCAAGGAAATCATCGACTCAGGTTATCCTATCCCGGTTTGCCTTGAACACCAACCATCCGTTGGAATGTCCGCAAACGACCGCCACGCCGAGCAAACCCTCCATACCGTCGGACATTGCCACGATACGCGGATCGGGGAGCAGGGACAGCTTCAATTGTTCATTGACGGTGACGAAGAAGCGCATGAGATTTTTCGGCGCAACAAATATTTCTCGCCAGAAATCCGCCAGAACGTCATCGATACGCGCAACGGCAAGCGCTGGCCAGGTCCGTCGATTGTGCATCTTGCGTGTACGCCGCGCCCGGTCCAAGTAACCGGCAATCCGCACATCTCGCTCAGTTCGGCCCGCGCCGTGAGTTTGTCGAGCGCCGCCGTAAGTGTTTCACTGTCTCATGCTGTTTTGTTGCCGGTCGCATTGTCAGCTAAGGAAAAACCGATGGCATTCCCACCGAAGAAAAAAGATGATCCAACTACGCCGGACATTGACGAATCGGAAACGCCAGAACCAGCAGCGTCCACCGCTGAACCAGATGCGGATGATGCGGGCGGCATGAGTGGCGATGCGCACCTTATTACGACGCTATCCGAGATCGTGAAGCCTCTCGGCATCGAAGTCCAAGTCGGTCCTGGTATGTCCCTGCAAGATTATGTCGAGCATCTTTGCACCGCATTCAAGACGCACCAAGCCACGAAGGGCGGCGACACCGATCCCGCCGACGACCCGAACGCGCAAACGAACCCCAACAACCAGCAGGAGCCGGAGCTACCCGAAAACGCTCCGATCATGATGAGCACCACCGCACCGACCGACCGCGAAAAGAAGATGGCCGCCGTGATCATGAAGCAGAGCACTGCGGGCCTCACCGCCCGGATCGGCGTCCTGTTTCAGCGAGGCTTCATCGACGATGCTATTCGGAAGGAACTTTCCAACGAACTCGGCAATATCAAACTGTCCATGAGCGATCTGTCTGACGACGGCACGGTCAAGCCGAACGCCCTATCGATCCAGGTCGCGGCCTACGAACGGCAAATGAAGGCCGGCAAGCCCGGCCCGTTCGCCAAGACCGTCGCCGCGAAGAAGATCGACCCGAACAAACCGATCAGTTCCTCCATCGCGTTGTCCGCTGCGGAAGAGGCTTTCGATCCGCTTGCCACTGGCATCGATGACACCGCTGCCAACCTTCAGGAACAGAACAGGGCCGGCGAAGAACTCGCCGCACGAGCCTGAACGGACGATAGTAAGTAAAAACCCGTAACGTCGCAACTTGCGACGATAAGTAAAAACAAGTAGGTAAACCTACTGCAATGGTGAAGGAGCTTCACCATTAGGAATGACGTAATAACACGGAAAAACGCAGAGGAATCGAACAATGTCTGATATGCTCATTGCAGGTATGCCCGGCGTATCTGCCGAAAAACTCGTTTCCTTCCGGCGCATCTTTCGCGGTGCTTTCGAGTATTGGCTACCCGGCGGCAAGCAAATCGACGGGACGTATTCTCGCGATCCGGGCAATACCGGGAACATCAACGTCTTGCGGCCCGGCCTGGTCATGGGCAAGCGATCTTCCGGCGGCACATACGCGCCGTCGATTATCGGCTTGACGGGCGGCGCTCTGACCGGCATCGCCACGTCCTTGACGATTCCGGCTGAAGTCTCGACGGAAATGAATCGCCGCTTTGGCGCTTCGGGCACGTTCAAGCTCACCGGCCCTCCCGGAGCCAGTGGCGTTGTTCGCACCTCGACGATTACCTACTCCGCGTTGGGCGCTACCACGGCGACAATCACTGCGGCGGGCGTCAACGAAGTGCAGAAAATCAACTTCAACATTGCCTCGACGGGCGGCAACGTGCAACTCACGGTCCCCCACCCTGCCGGCGACATGATTACCACCACGACGGCCGCTTGGAGCGCAACCGACGCGACCTACCTGAGCAACATCCAGACCGTGCTTGATGTGGCCACCGGCGTTACCAACGGCATCGTTGTCAGTGCCATCACCTCTGTCGATACCGACCTTGGCTTCCTGTTGACCTATTCGGGCACCGGCTACGCGGGCTTGCCGCAACCGATGGCCTCGGTCTACGGCACGCTGCCGACTTCCAGCACGACGTGGAATGCGATCCGCGTTACGGGCGGCTCGAATGGGGCATTCGTCACCGGATCGATCATCCAGCCGGCGGATGGCTCGGAAACCCCGCTTACCTTCATCAACGAAATCAACGGCGGAACGGTGGTCACCGACACGAACGGGACCAGCATCGTTGTACCGTTCGACAAACTGCCGATCGGTGGCGAAGTGGACGCCTACAAAATCATCAACTGGCCGGCCGATCCGTCATTGCGGATTTGGCTGATGCAGTCGCTTAGCACTGTCAGTGGCGGCAAATTCACTTTTGGCGAGATTTACTAAACGAGTCAATATCCAGCGTCTTTGGATGCTGCTTTGTTACCGAATTTGGAGAATCGCAATGTCCTACGGTCTGGATCAACTACTCAGTTACGTGGCGCTTGGCAAGCCGATTGAAAAGGTCAAGAATGGCATTCCCGACCCGCTTCCCGAATTTAGCGCCATCAAAGGGACGGCGGCGATTGGCGACGTGAAGCGGTTCATGACATACCGTGGAACTCGTCTTACCGCGAAGCGGGTGGAATACAACGCTCCAAGCTTGCGTGGCACGCACACCGCCATAGGCGAGCAAGATGTGAAGTGCCTCACCGCGAAGGAAAACCTGCCCATCGATGGTAGCATGCTCATCAAGATGCGCTCGATGGACAAGTACCAGGCCGACATGGGCAAAGATTGGCTGGCCATCACCACGCGGAATTTCACCACGCTATTCGACAATTTGCGCAAAGCGCAGCGATGGATGATCTTGGCTAACGGCACGACCTACTTCGACTCGAACGGCAACTTGCTGCCGAGTAGCGCCGGAGCGCTTGCCGTTGGCGCGGGTTCCATCGACATTAGCGTTGCGGCCGGTCACAAGAATCAGGGCACTGATTCCGCCGGCAACGCGATCATCGATATTTCCTGGGACAATTCGCAATCGAATATCCCTCTTCAGCTGGAAACCTTCCAGCAAGAGCAGATGTTCCAGACCGGCTTCGACATCGAATACGCCCTCTACTCGAAGGAAATTCCTTCGTATTTTTCCACGAACGATTTTTGCCTCGACTATCTCGCGCGCAACCCGACATTCAACGATGCGTTCGTGATGCGCGGCAAAGACGGCCAAGGCACGCTACCCGATGGTTTGTTCGGCATCAAGCGGTGGATACCCACCAATCGTGTGTTCTACGATACGGAAGACGCCAACGGCACCTTGACGCATCGGCAGATTTTCCCGGCGAATTCGCTGACGCTCTGCCCGAAACCGAATCAGGATTGGTACGAACAGGTGGAAGGAACCACGCTGGTTCCGACCACGTTCAACGCCACGGCAGACCTCGGTTCGGCCATTGCATCGGGCAGGCTCGTCGAAGGCATGTGGGGCTATGGCTTACCGCAAGGCGATCCGTTCGGCGCTACCTTGTTCTATGGCGACGTTTTCTTGGCTTTCGTCAAGAACCCTGATGTGCTGTGGAATTTGACCGTGAAGTTCTGATCGATTCCAGGTGGTAAATCCTTACCACCTGACGAAGAAAATGCAGGGTTTGTTGACAAAAATCACCGGGAAAGTGAGTCGATCATGAGCGCAACTGCCGAGATGGAAACCATTGAAGGTACGAAGCATGCCGAGCCGAAGGTAAACCTGCCTCATCCGTGGGCGGGCCGGATTTGCTTCTATTGGCGAGAGGTCAATCAGACGACGCACGAGATTTCTCCTCTCCCCGCCATGCTCATCGCGCCGACGCGAGCAAGCGATGGATGGGATTTGAATTTCTGGCGGCTGAGCCAGATGCAGGGCCGCGCCAACGTCAAGTTCAGCGCAACGCCAAAGGCCGGATGCTTTACTTGGGCCGTGGAAAATCCAACTGGGAACGTTCCCAGTTCAAACGAAGACGCCGCAGTCTCTGATGAGCCGCTGAGACGTGGTCCGGGCCGACCACGGAAAATACACGAAGAAGAGTAATATTCAACCTGGCCGTGGAAAATCCAACTGGGAACGTTCCCAGTTCAAACGAAGACGCCGCAGTCTCTGATGAGCCGCTGAGACGTGGTCCGGGCCGACCACGGAAAATACACGAAGAAGAGTAATATTCAACCTTTTCCTTGAGCAACCCGGGAGGAAATCATCATGGGCAGCCGTCACATACGTGGACCGCTTGTCGCGAATACGCACAAGATCGTTCTGACTGGCAATTACACCGTCGTTAACGAATCGCTCGTGATCGTCAACAAGACGGCCGGCGCTGCGACCACCATCACGCTGCCGCCCTCGGTAACCGCCGACGGCCGCCGCATGGTGCTAGTCGTCGATGGCAAGGGCGATGCCAATTCAAACAATATCACGCTCGCCGGGGCTGGGGCCGACACGATCAACGGTTCGGCCACGCTCGCTGCGATTACGGCCGCTTACGGATGCTGCTGGGTTTACGATACCGGCGGCGGCGGATGGGTCACTGGCCCAGGACCGAGCAGCGGGGCTTTTACCTTTACCAACGTGACGCTAACCGGACTATTGAACGAATCCGCAGGCGATGCGTTGACGGCAGTCGGCACGAATCAGGCGACGGGACTGGCGCTCACGAAGCAAGTCAACCGCGTCACTGTCGGGGCATCGACTACCGGCGTGTTGCTTCCTGCCTCCTCGGCGGGGCTCGAAGTTTGCGTTATCAATAGCGTTGCGAATTCGATCCACGTCTACGGCGCTGGCACCGATACGATCAACGATATCGCCACGGCCACGGGCATTGTCCAACCACCGGCCACGGTCCTCTGGTTTTCTTGCACGGTTGCCGGCAAGTGGTACGTCACGACGCCAGCATCGGCGGAAGCCAAGGGTACGCTGACCACGGTTGGCGCTGGAGCGCTGCTATCCGCCGCCATCGCCGGCGGTCTGGTCCTCCGCACTGGCCCGACGGCCGCCTTCATCGATACCACGGATACCGGCACGCAATTGGCCGCAGCCATCCCTAATATCGGCATCGGGCAGAGTTTCGAGTTGACCTACCAGAACTCAAGCTACTCCGTCGCCACGCTCACCGGCGGAACGGGCGTCGGCGGGGCGGCCACGTTCGGAACCGTTGGTCCGGGCAGCTGGGCGACGTTCCTGCTCACTTACACTGCGGCGAACACGTTCACCGTCGTGCAAAAGTCCGGCGGCGACAACTGGATCGGCTTGCCATCAACGTCTTACGCTACAGGCACGACGACGACGACCTTTACGGCCGCTCAGATGACCGGCGGCAAACTCACGGTCTACGCTTCGACGGCCGCGACTCCTGGCAGCATAGCTACTGCCACGGCAACCGCGATGTTCGCGGCCATCCAGGGAGCCTACGTTGGCCTGAAGTGGGTTTTCCGTGTCATCAATGATGTGGCGACGAACTCATTGACCGTTACAGCCGATGGCAGCGTGACCTTGAGCGGGAAAACGACCTACATCGCCACGCCGTTTTGCTCGATGGATTTTGAACTTACTTTCACCTCGCCGACTGCGGCGACCATGAAGTACATCGGATCAGGACAGTCCACGACGGTGTAATCGCATGACCATTGCGGCCAATGTCTACTGCAACGCTGACGACATGAGGGATATTCTCTCTGATGCTGGAATTGCATTGGCCATTGACGATTTACCTCCCAGCGATTTAGGCAACGCCATTGCCAAGGCGGGCAATCGCATCGACCTGTTTCTGTCGCGTCGGTACGATACGGCGCAACTCATGGAAAGCGATCTGGTCAAGGATTGGGCGGCGGCGCTGGCGTGCTCGTATCTGCGGCGACGTAGGGGCAATCCGCAGCCGCAAGGCATTGCGGAACTGGCCAAAGAAGCCCTCGCCGATCTGACTGAGATCAAGCATGGACTCAACGACATACCGGGAATCGGCATGCGAAAATCATTCGCTCCCGGTCAGTCCAAGATGCGGGCAACGCTTCGTCCTTATCCGCGGGCCGTGGTCGAAGTTTCGCAGAGCACGACCCTCGGCGGCGTTGCGACTGGGTATCAGAAAAATCAAGATATTTGGGACCGTTACGGTTTTAACGCTGAAGCCTTCATGAATTGGTGGTTTTAAGGTGGTAAACCGCTTTCTCGTATTGCTGTCTTCTCAGGATTGCCCAGGTGGAATCCTTGGCGTTTGCATTGGCAAGGACAGCAGCAAGCCTATATGCAAGGTGAAGTTCGCCGACGATGCCGAGTTCGAGCGCTGCGTCGTATGGGTGCGCAAGAAGTTTTGCGAGTGGTCCAAGCTGACGGACGAACAAATCACGGTATCATGCAACGATGGCAAGCGTGAAGTGGAAATAAAGGGATGAGCAATAAAATTGAGTTCAATGGTACGCGCGAGCAGCTTCGCAGGCTGTTGTGGTCGTTCCTTGGCTCAATCGCTGGCGGAAGCCCTGGCCAGTTCGCGCCGCATGTGCGAGGTATTAAGTTGCGAGTTGGCATGGTTGCTCTCGATTGCGTGCAAGAGGCGTTCATTGCGAAAGCAGCTGGCGGGACCGGAGACGACGGCATAACGTGGCCGCCGCTGAAGAAGGAGACGATTGCCAACCGCCGCGTTGGCGCAGGGGATGTTGCTGACCTAAAGTCAATGGGCATCACCAAGCGAAAGTACGGCTACGGTGCGCGTCGGCAAGGATCTGGCGATCTTGATGCCAAGGGACGGCTCAAGCGAGGATTCTTGACTGCTGCGGAGGATGCACGATGGAAGAAAATATTCGCGTCGAGGAAAGCCCAGATGATGGGCAAGCACGGCATGAGCGAAGGAGAGGCCAGTGCTCGCGCGGCGCAAATAGCCTGGGCCGTTCTCAAGAGCGAAGGTGCGAAAACAAAGCTGGACGTGCTTGGCAATCGGCACGTCTTGATCGGAAGAGACACCGGCCGTTTGCTTAGCAGCCTTTCGCCAGGCGTTGCTGATTCGGAGCATCATCCGATTTTGACGCCTCCGCCTGAAGTTGAGGACAGGGTTCTTCGCGAAGAGGTTGGCTGCGTCATTGTCGGCACGAATGTTGAATATGCGTCTTCCTTTGCGAAGCGTCGCCCATTGTGGCCAAATAACGGACAACTACCCAATGCCTGGATGAGCCGAATCAACAGCGCGGCGGCATCGGGAATCGCCGAAGCGATTGGGATGATTTTGAAAAGCTGATATACGATCAGATACGCCAGGTGGGAACGTTCCCACCTCAACACGGACTGGTGCATAACATGCCATTGAAAAAGGGTTCGAGCAAGAAGGCTGTTTCCGCGAATATCAAGACCGAGATGGCCGCTGGAAAACCGCAAAAACAGGCCGTCGCAATCGCTCTAAACGTGGCCGGTAAATCGAACAAAGGCAAGAAAAAATGAGCTTAGCTGCCATCTGCAAGGCTGCTCGCGATACGCTGCAAAAGACATTCGGCCTCGATAGTGATTCTATAGAGGTTGGCTTTGACGGGCAACCAAAGCCAGCTTGTGGCGAGTTCTATGTCGCAATTCATTCGCTCGGATGGAATGGCGTTTCCGGGGACTGGGACCTCGGCGAGGAGTATACGGTCGGTGTAACGCTCACAATGCGCATGGGATTCGCGCCCAAGGATCGCTGGGGGATCGCGGTTTGGTTGGCGGATACCGAAGGAATGGAGACGCGGATTCGTGATGCAATAACCGCCATCCACCATAGTCAGATATTGCGTCAACTAGCCGTGAAAATGCAGAGAGCGCCGGGCGGCGGCAACATCTTGACGCCGTTGCAATTAATGCGAGTGGACACGAATCCGACAGTGCGAGGCCCAGAGTGGTTCACGGCCGCTCCGCCCGAAGGCGAAGACGGCGTGGCCGAATGCGGCGTGAGTCAGACGATTGTGTTCGGGAAATGCCAGCGAGTGCAGAACATCGACTATATGGAGTGATACCGTGGCTGATTTGACTGTTACCCCTGCGAACGTTGTCCTTGTTTCCGGTTCGGCCGACAACGGTCGCGCGGCTGGCGAGGCATTCACGGCAGGCATGGCTGTCTACCTGAAGACGACGACTAGCACATGGTTCAAGGCTCAATGCGACGGCACCGCGGAGGAAGCCGGTTACAATACCCTTCTCGGTATCGCCTTGAACACCGGAGTCTTACACCAGCCGGCATCGGTCGCTTTGCCTGGATCAGTCGTGAATATGGGGGCGACGGTTGCGATTGGAGTTATTTACGATATCAGCGCTGCCGCTGGCGGAGTTGCTGTCGATGCTGACATTGTGACCACTGGCCAGCGCAAGACCATCCTCGGAATCGGTGCCACCGCTGCAAACTTGGATATGTCTATCACCAAGTACACCGGATATGTGATGCCCTAATATGGCCACCATGAAGCTATTCAAGTGCATGAACGATGAATGTTTGCGACAAGATCAGGGACGGTTCTATCGTGACACATGGGTATGTCCGCGCTGCGGCATATCGATGGAAGACCCAAAATTCGGCCGGTTGATTCTCCGAATGGTATTGATCCATTATGATCCGCCGACGAAGTATCGCGGCATCCATCACGGCTACCGAGCGTGCGATCATGCAATGCCGATTTGTGTGAGTTTGCGTCTCGAAGACGGTTCGCCGAATCCTTATCAGGCCGGCACAGCCGTTCCGAGCGCGGTAACGTGTCCTGAGTGTATGAAATCGGAAGAGTACCTGACAGCCATGTTGCTGTTAGACGACTAAAGAGGCATAAAATGGCAATACAAGCTCCAATCGCTGGTGCATATACTGGGACGTGGAACGGTGGATCGTTCTATTACACGCGACAGGGATACAACCTGCATTTTTCGCAAAAGGGAGAGGCTTCTTCCGAGTCCGACTTGTACGGCCTGTGCCTGATCGAACTGATCGGACGTGGTGCATCCATGCGGCTCGACTGCATTGGCAAGGTCTATGCGTCAAGCACAGTGGCAGCCATGTGGCAGTGGGGTGGAGGTGTATTCGGGCAAGTTTACGCCGCCAGTCCGTCGTCCCCAATCGGTAGATTGGGGACTACCGTAGCGCAAGCCTTGGTACTTACCGTAGTGCCTGGCACGCCGGCGGCAGGAAATCCGAATACAGTGACGATACCCAAGTCTATCACGTCGCCAGATCAAGACTTGTCGCTCGTATTCAACTCCACGCTCCGCGAAGTTCCGCTCAGCTTCGACTCGATTTTGACGGATAGCGCTGGAACCGGCAGCTTGTTCGTCGCCGCGTAAAATATCACTAGCGATCAAAAACCAGGGAGCCGAGCTTCGTAGCTTCGCTCCCTTTTTTCGTTTTAGGGACGGCGATGACAATTACGCGAAACCTCACAACAGAGTCAGCGATCTCCGAATTTTGCGAGCAGTTAAAGCAAGACATGCTGCGTGATCTTGGCACGGGTGCTACACTTTTAACGAACACGAAGATACATTACATGGACATACTTGACGCCAATGGACAATTGCATGATCGGGTGACGGCCGGTTGGCGTATCGCGATTGCTTCTCAGACGAGGTTATAATGGAAGAAATTCGCATTTACGATACTGATGGCGCACCGGAATTCACTTCGGAGATGTGTATTCACAAGGAACTTAACCGCCTGATATTGCGCCGGCGTTGGATTCATTGGATGAGGAGAAACCACACAGAGCACGAGGCAGTCTGGCACTGGAAAAAGCTCATGATGCTGGCGGCAAGGCTTCCACTTCGACAGCCTTTATGGAGCAATGAGATTAATGTCTATTGAATCATTTCCAACGAACCTTGACCCGCTTATTTTGCGAAAACGATGGATTCTCTGGTTGGTGCGAAACAAGACTCCAACTGAAATTCGCGATGAGTGGGATCATTTAATGAAGCTCGGCGATAGGCTGACGCGATTGCACCCACTACGACCACTGTTTGGAGAACGACAGCAATGAGCGAAGAAAAATTCCCGGAAGTTCTGCTTCTGTTAGAACAACTGTATTCGGAGGTCAGGGAGGCACACAAAGGTTTGGGATTGGTTGACGGTTGGCCGATGGAATTAGATGAGGTTTCTGATCGTGTCGGCAATTATCTCGATGAACACCTTTACTCGAAGTGGACTGATCCGCAGATCGAATCCATCATCCATGAAGGCGAATAAATCATGGCCGAGCACGTAATTCAAGTCGATATCACTGATAACAGCGCCAACAAGCAGCCGTCGGCCCCTGCGCAGGAAGTCTCGCAGCAGCCCAACCATCCGCAGGAATCTCCTCCATCGCGCCAAGAACTGGAAAAGTGGTTTGGCGTCAAACTGTCTGCGCCGCCGCAGAGCAGTGTCGCGGGAGATAAGATTGTCGAAAAGCGACTCGATCAGATCACCGCGAAATCAAAAACAGTCGTGGAGGCAGACCCAGACATTCAGAAGGAAGCCGATCGGAGATTGAAACGGATTGCCAGGGAAAAAGAAATAGACAAGGTGATGCGCTCGCAGGACGACGAATACGAAAAGATTAAAGATAAACAGGACGAAGAGAGAGCGCGTGTTGCCGATTTGCGTCTCACGACTCAACAGGAGCGCGATGAGAATTGGGTTGATCGCGAAGAATTGCGAAAATTGAAACAGGTTCAGCGAATGTGGGAGCGCGCCGTCAAATTGGAAGCGGCCGAAGATAAGCGGATTGACAGCGAGAACAAACACCAGGAGAAGTTGCAGGAGCGAAATGAGGATTTAGTCGCGCGACAGGAAAAGCGTTCCGCGAGGCGAGAAATCCTTGAAAAGCGGCAACAAGAAAACCAACAGGAGCGCGATGAGAATGGGCTTACCCGCGATAATAGGCTCGCTGAGAAGCGGGAAATAATCGAAAAGCGGAAACACGAAAACCGACAAGAGCGAGATGAGAATTGGCTTGCCAGAGACCAATTGCGCGAATTTAAGTTAGCTCAAAAGGAAGTCAAGCTCGTCCCCGAAGTCATTCCGCTCCACGATGAAGAAGCCTATGCGAAAAACGCCCGCGCCGCGATGGCCGACCGCGAACGTGCCAAGCGTCAGAAAGAGGTCCGGCGCGAGATCGATCCGGAATTCGCGAAGGAAGAACAGGACCGCGAGAGTAAGGAACGTGCCAAACTGCTAGCGATGGGCGGCGCGGCGATTGGCGGTAAAGTAGGCCGGATGATGGGCATCGCATCGCAACTGATGGGATCGCCGGAAGCTATGCGGGCTTTGGCTGGTCTCGTGGGCGGCAATCGCCGTGAAACGGCCACGCCGGTGCAGGAATCGCGGCCGACTCCCGATCGGAATATCGTTCAACCGGATCGTGAGCAGGCCACACCCAAAAAAGAAGTAACCGAAAAGCCAGCGGTCGAGGCTCCCGATCTCCCCATGCCAGCCAAAAAACAGATCAAGCAGCTTGCTCGCAAAGAGCGACAGCGTGATCTTCCGCGAGAAAGCATCCTTGGTCCCGAGCGCCGCGAGGTAACGGAGAAGGAACCGGAACGGCCTGGAAGCCTGTTTGGAAAGGAACGCAAGCCACCAGAAAAACAGGAGAAGAATATCCAGGCCAATCCCCCCTCGGCGCGACCGTCCGCTATGGCAGTCAATGCCGGCCAACCACCCGCGGGCCCCACTATGGCGGCGGCGAAATCTGCCCCATCAGCGAATGCAGCGAGCAGTGCGGCAACGGCTGCTGGCGCAGGCACGGCTGCTGGCGGCGCGATGGCGGCGGCAACGGCGATGATTCCAGTTGTAGGGGCGATAATCGCGGCAGTGGAATTAACAAAACAGGTCATTGCCGAAGTCGGAGAGGGCGGCCGGAAAATTGTACGAGGAGGCGTTGACGCATCCAAGGCCGTCGTCAGCGGCGACATTGACCAACGCATGGCTGTGCTCGTGGGAGGCTTCGATGCTGTCGCAGACGGTGCCGCTAAGGTAGTCCCAGTGCTGGGCCTCGTCACGCCGGCGGCGAAGGAATTTGTCCGCGGCATCGACGAAATGCGAGGTACAGTCAAGCAGACCACGGAAAGGCTTTCGCAGTACAACGGGAAATTGGCCAGCCAAGTTGCCATGCAGGAAGTTACGGAGATGATTCGAGATATTAACCGGGCCAATCGTATGGGCGGGCAATTGGCGGCGACGAACGATGCGAGGTTCCGGATGGAGCAAAAGATGCAGGACATTGCGGACAAGCTCATGCCTACAATGCTGAGCGTTACCGAAGACATATTTAAGACGATTGAAGGTCTTATGACCATGACGGAAAAGATGGTTGAATACACGGGAATAACGGCAGGGAAAGTTAGTGATGTAGCGAAAGTCGCTATCCCTGGATGGGCGGTGATGGCTATTCTCTTGAGAAAAATCCAGGAACAAGCTGAACAGAATAATAATGCCACCATTACTGAAGATGCCGGTTGGAATCAGTTCCTCGCGCTACGCAATCCTGGGGCGCTCAGCACGGTTGTGCCGCCGCCACCAATGCCAGGGCCTGTTGTCGGCATGCCTTGATTTTTCGATCGCTCAGACATAGGATGCGTTGGGGAGGGATAGGCCCGTACAGCCGAAAAGCAGCTTCCTGACTGCCTGCCCTTCGTTTTAATTTCAGGATAACCGTTCACAGGAAGGCGGCATCTCATGTCTTCGTCGAAAACCACGATCTGGATTGCCACGGTCTTTTGCGCTGCATGTGTGGCGATGACGGCGGCGTCACAGACGAGTCAGCCGACGCGAAAGCATCATCCCGAATCGGCCTACATCCCATTGATGTCCCCGCAAGAAAAAGCCTACGTCGCCAACGTAATTCAGTTGGTTCTCTTGAACGACCTGAACCCTGGTCCAGGTCCCAACAACAAAGAGCAATTTCAGCGCGCGTTCAACGGCCTCGGCCCGGAGGCTCTTCCGCTCATGATCGAATGGATGAATTACTCGACGGCGCACGGATGGACATGCCCATGCAACATCCTTGACAGAAAGCTCTGTCACTTCATGGATTACGCCAGGCGAAAACTTGATGTTGACACGCTCGAATTCATGGAACGTGAGCTTTGGAAAGGAATGAAGGTTGATCCTCCTCAACCGTTGATGGGTATCCGATCGATGGTTAGTGGAGGCGCAAAGAATGCGCGAATGGGGAAGGAATTTCATTTGAGCAAGCTCGGATTCGTGGACCTGATGAAAATGGCTAGGGGAGAAACGCTAAATCATCAAGCCTTGAAAAACGCAAACTTCGACACATCGGCAAAGCTCGCCGACTGGCGTATGATGATAAAGTCAATCGGCACGAAGAAGGACAAGGAAGAGGCTTTCGATTTGCTCCTGAAAGCGATTGAGAAGCCCGAAACACCCCTGCAACGATCAACCATTCATAACGCGATGAGAAATTGGTCCGGAGCCAATAGCGAGCCGACAGCCGAGAAATGGCAAGAATGGCGCAAGAAGAAGAATACGCTCATGGCACCGTTGCAGAATCCGATTGTGGGGAAGTGAAAGGATATTAGCTGACGATATTACAGGCACACCCTGTCATTTTGTGCCGCTGAGGTGCAAGAGGTGCGGGAAAGAATTTTACATGTGACCGTGACGAACCACTGCCTTGTTGGTGAGTGGAAACAATGCGTCGTTTTGATTGCCCACTGGGACGGGCAGTCAAAACGGCCATTTGCAATTCTACCCCAACGGATTTTGCAGTGGCGGAATTGGCGGCGTTGGCGGACTTTCAATCGGGTTTTGAAACGGCGATCCGCTCGACGCATCGCTGCCATCGCTGCCAAGTACAGGGTTTGCCATTACCGGCACGCCATCGCTTGGGCCGGCTATCAAATACGTCAAGTCCCAATCGGTGCGGTACATGGTCACGCTGGACGATACGCCCATCGTTGATTCGCTCACAATTTCCTTGTCGAGATGCGCATCGAGACCTTGGTAGCTGATGAGCATCGGCGGGTTGATCCGATAGCCGGCGCGCACGGCGAAGCCAACGAGCCGAAGTTTTAACGATGGGTGCGCAATCTGCTGTATGATGTCCGGCGTATCGCTCTCCCAACTGCTTTGGGGACCATCGATATCGGCCGCGACGGAAGCAACGTCGCCGAATGGATCGCTTCCACTTTGCACGGGGCTGGTCGTGCCCATTAGTGGCTTGTGACGAATAAGATGATGGTCGATGATCCGCGATGGCGTGCATTCCCAGGCCACCCAGGATATTTCCGGTGGGAATTGTTCGTTGTTCGGAATCTCGATAGGCGTGAGTTCGGAATCGTAGAAGTCCTGATCGGTAACCAACTCCTCATCGGCAATCACATCGTCAGGGGCTACAACCTCATCGAATGCACCGGCAACGGTAACGCGAGGACCGATCGTTCCATTGCATATGTCGATAATCACGTCCTTGGTCTTATCGTACGTCACGCCGAGATATCCCTTGAATTTCTGCGCGTTGCTGGCCAGCGACGCCGACCATGTTTGTGCATTCCACCCTTCTGCAAGGGGTGGAACTGCGTCCGTAAAGATCGGCCTCCACAGCCCTGAAACGCTTACTACTTTATCCAACCGCGCACCGAGCATTCGATAGTTAACGGTGAAACGCGATTCATTTTTGAACAAGTCCTCTTCCATTTCCGTCGTGCCAAGCACGATGCCGCGGTTGACGAGACCGATGCCGATACTGCTGAAAATCCCACTGCCAATCGTCGCATTTCGCCGCGCGAATGCCATGCGTTGCGCGGCGATATTGAAGAACCGCCGTTCGGCCAGAAACTTGTTCGCTGTCGGCGACAATCGCACCGTTCCGCTGATCGTGCAGGACCAAACCGGAGAGTAAGGTCTTTCCTGCCGAATTCGATGTTTCATGTCGATCGATATCACGTCATCGGGAAATGGAACTTCCACTTGCCGATCCGTAATGGCGAACGTGCATGATCCACGATCAGCGCTGATTTGCCGCGAGTGCTTGCGCAGGAATCCCGCTGATGGGGGCCTGATAACGAACGAAATGGAATCATCGATGGTCCGATCCAGCGTCAAATCGGATCGTAGCGAGAGTGGAATTTGCGCGGAACCGTTCGTCGTGATGGTGACCAATCCGGCCTCGTCGCAATCGTAATTGACCGTGGAGGAAATTTCCAGGAACTGCCTAGGCCCTGGATTCTGCGGAAAATCTTCGCATTCCACGACGCACGTTGAAACCTCCCATTCAAAGCCGGCGGCATGACATCCGGTCGGTGCGCCACCCATCGGCCACCACGATAGTGTTCCGGCCTTCGGACCCATTGCAACATCGCGGATTGACGCCGAGACGGGGGGAACGCTATTTGGATTGGCCGCGATATCGGCGGGAGGATTTACGTTCAAATCTTTGCCGTAACCCTTATTGACGTAGATCAGGTTCTTGCCGTGGACCTGCAACGTGCGGCGCATGGTCTGCATGAAATCATCGAGTGTGTTGTAGCTGAGAACGCCAAAACTCAGGTTGAATGTTGCGTCTTCTCCGGTTCCTCCCGAAGCGGACGCGGGATTGGCTAGTTGCGAGCTGTATGATCCGCCGCTGATGATTGAGATGCCAGTGATGGCACCGCCGCCATCGACCGTAACGACAATGATGGTTGCTTCCACGGAAGATACGCCACCATCTATCGTCAGCGCATCTCCGACGGTATAGTCGGCACCTCCAGAGGCGATGGTAATGGATTTGGCGGTATGGATGGTGCCGGCATCGTCAATGGTGATATATCCCGCGACATGGATGCCGATCTTGGAATATTTGACAACGCGATTATCGCCTGACTGGACAGGGTCTTCCTTGACTTTGGTACGGACATTGGAGGGAAAAACGAAGCCGTTGTAGCTAAATACAACGCCGGCGGGAATTGGAAGACCCATGATTACATCCGTGGGAAACCGTTATGGGAAGTTTGATAGCCTACCGTTGTACTTGTTACAGTGGCGAGGATCCTTTTCCACTCACGGAGATTTAGCGTGCCAATCGAGATAAAAATCGACTCGACTGCAATTTTCAAACTGACAGGCGAGCGAAAATTCCTTCTTGACTTGTATGTTTTCAATGACGAATTCGTGTCAGCGATGTTTGCCCAAAAGGGCAAGGTGGTGGATGGCAAAGAGCCTGTCATGACGATGAAAGATGTCATAGATGAAGTCACGAAATATGTGCTGGAACAGACGGGGGTAGCGCTTCGTCCCTATGAGGCGGAAGCGATGTTTGAGAACCGCTTTGAGAACTGGGAGAAAGTCGCAAAAAACTGGCAATCGCCCATCGCGGCCTCGCCGACCTCGCCGGTTTCTATGGACCCCAGGTTTGCGGACTGAGTTCGGGCGAAAAAGCCGTCCTGATGGCGAGCATGCCGCGCCTGAAAGCGCAGCGATTGCTAGACGAGTATCACGCGGGGAAGGCCAGCCCGCACGCCGACGACCTTTACGACGCGGCTATGCTGACGACCGGGAGTGAACAAGTGGCGAATGCTTGTAGGGTTGCTGCGTTACGGGCCAACCAAAAATCACCGGGGTAATCCGTGTCCATAACCAACGGAAAAGCTGTCGCTCCCGTATCTCCATTCGCGGGACGGCGCATCCACAACTATCAGCGGCCATTCGCGCACTGGGTATTCCACCCCGCGCTGCGTGAAGGGACTTTTAACGCTCGCTACGACGTTCCAGCGATGTTGCAGGATCATGCCGTACAGATGGGAATGTGGGCGATTTACGGTTCGCTTGACAATGCGCAATTCGAGGTGCGAGCCAACAACAAAGACGGCAAGCGGTTCATCGAGAACACTATCTATCGGTTTTGGAATCATGACCGCGCCAAGGTCGTGCAGCACTACGTACCCTACGGCACATGCGCGGGGGAACCTATGTACGAGAAGGATGCCGATACCGGCCTGTGGAATTACGCCGGTCTGGATGATTTCGACATTGGCGATGTGCAGCCGTGGAAACGCGGCCGGCAGATGACCAAGATGCGCGTATCGTCAGCGGGCATGGGATTGGGAGGCGATTTCCAGGAAGAGAACCTATCCGAGTGGAACGTGCTTCGTCATCCGAAGATATTTTGGTGTGCGCACAAAGGCCTGTGCGGTAACCTACGCGGCCATTCGAGTTTGGAAGCAAGTTGGAATCCATGGATGGAAAAATGCGGATCGCATGGCGCAAAATCAAATCGAAAACTTTGGGCGTTCTCTAATTCGTTCCGCGGTTGCATCGTGAAGTATCCCGTTGGCAGCACGCTACGCGCGGATGGAATGACACGGATCGACAACCGGGACATTGCCCAGGAAATCGCGGAGAACTACAGCACCGGCGGAGTGTCCTACCTGCCGAGCGGCGTTGACGAAAATGGTACGCCTCTATGGGAAATCATCGACCCAAAAATAAACGGCGATTTTTCCGAACTACTCAATTACCCTACGCAGCTTGATCGCGAGATATGGCAGGGCATGGGAGTGCCCGACGAAATCTTGCACGCTCCCGAAACGGGCGGCATCGGCCCGGTATCGCGTGAAGGTCCCTACTCCATCTTCATTTCTATCAGTGACTTTAGGGTGCGTGAACTCATCACGGCGTTTGACGTTGGCCCATCGGGGTACACCACGCGCAGCGAACAGGCAGGTGGAGTATTGCGGCCACTGTGCATGGAGAATTTCGGCCCCAAGTTCAAGTATGAAATCAGGCCAATTTCGCTTGCGCCGAAGCCGGCCGAGCCTGGCGCGGGCGGTAGTCCGCAATCGGCACCGGCGGCGGCCACGGGCAATCCTGGCATGCCACCGAAACAAAGCGGTGCGCCGCCCGTGCAGTTGTCGTCCGCGAACGCCGGTGAGGTGGAGTTGCCGGACGATGAAGTTGCGGACATTCTTGACGAGGATGTGCAGTTGTCGGCTATCCACGTCAAGCAGCTTGCACCGAAGCCTCCTAATCAACAAGCCAAACCAGTCGCCAAGCACGACATCGCCCCTTGCGATACGGAAGACCTGGCCAACCTGTACGCGCACCTCTGGCAGGGCCAGCATCCCGATAAAATCGGGCAAGACGAACTCGCCACGGTTCACGAAGAACTAGGGCACGGCGAGCACCATCTGTGCTGGGACGACGAACACGGTTGGAGCGTGCGGCACACGTCCGAAAGCGACGACGTACAATTATCGACCCATCATGCGCCCAAGGGCGGCATCGTCATCAATGGGAAGGCATTCAAGGGCGGCATGTTCATCCCGTCGGCTGACTACCAGGCCGCGACGCCCGAAGAAAAAGCGGCGATCGACAACCCGAAGCAAGCCAGCGAAGACGCGCGGCGGGCGCGCGGCTCTGTCGATCATGACGCGCTCAAGGAAAAACTTGAACCGCATGCGCACCACGAAATGACGGCGCAAGAGAAGACCTCGGCCAAGCGGTCGTTCAACGCCCTGTATCGTCACCACGGCGACTTGACGCTGCACCGTCTGGAAGAGATCGCGGACCAGTTGCAAGCGGCACACGACCGCGAGGGGAACACGGAAGGGCAGACGGAGCAGTATTCGCGGCGATTGCGCGCAGTGCAGCATCAGATCGAATTGGCGAAGGCGAATGGCGTGACGGGCGACGTTACGAAACCGGAGAGTTTCTTCAAAGCTCCGGCCGAGCAGCAAGGGCTTTATTCGTGGAACACGCCGGAATTGAAGTCGGACGCCACTTCTGCGCCTACAATGACAGAGCAACCAAATGAGCAACCAAATGCCGAAACAGCCGAAGAACGAACCTCTGGACGAACTCCCGCAGCCGACCGGGGAGGAGATTCTGACCGGAGCGCTGGCGGAGATGATGGAGGACGCGGGAATCGACCCGATGTCCCGCGCATCATCACGGTCCGAGAGCAGCATACAAAACCAAGTAATCCCGCCTTGGTTCCACAAGCTCTCCGAGGACATCTAAACGAAGCCCAACAGCACGGCACGTCACTCGCCATTGAATCGATGGAAAAGCACGGCGGTTTTCTCTTAGCCGATGGCACGGGCGTAGGCAAGACGCGCCAGGAACTAGCGGTTGCCAAGCATTTCGCGGACAAAGGTAAAAAGGTCATCGTTGTTAGCCCATCCGAAGTCATCAAGCCAAATTGGAAAAAAGGCACGATGGCAGGATCGTTCGCTCACGACTCGGCAACGATGGGCGTTGATGCCAAGCTTATCAAGGGGGATGGCGACATTGCATCGGGAGGCATCCATCTCACGACTTACAACGAACTCGGCAAACTGAAAGACAAGATCGATAAGGATACCGTCGTCATATTCGACGAATCGCATTTCATGAAAAACCGTTCTTCCGCGCGATACAAGCACGGTAAGGACATTATCGACAAGGCCGGTTCCGTCATGTACGCGACGGCGACGCCAGCCGATAAACCACTGCACATTGCGCATCTTGCGAAAGCCAACGTGTTCGGCAATGCTGGACAATCCGAGACGTATCAAAAACTCGGCATGAAGCTTGTTGACCAGCATATCGGCGGCGGCCAAACCGTGAAATGCTGGCAAATCGATCCGAAGGTAGGATTCAAAGAAGCCGCACGTCGCCTATCCGGTTTGTTCGATCAGATGACCAAAGACGGGTTGATGATTAAGCGCGAACTGTCGATGGATCGCGTTAATGTCGGCATGGATCGGCTGGAACTGGACGACTCTCAGCACGCAGAGATTCAAAAAGTATTCGATGACAAGATGAGCGAAACGAACGGCAACAAGGCCGTATCGCTTATGGCTGCACGCCTTCATCAAGAGCCGTTCAAGATTCCCCATACGGTCAAGGCGATTCAAGAAGAACTTGCGGCTGGGCGCATGCCAGTGGTGTTCGTTGGCCGAGTGAACGACATCGGCGAGGAAAACGACGAAGGGGAAACTGAAGTCGAATCGGTTGGAACTGCACCGGCGTTGAAAGCGGCATTGATCGCGGCTGGCGTGCCGGAATCGGATATCGGCGAATTGCATGGCGGCGCAACGAAAACAGCCGAGCAAAAGAAAAAAGCGATGGAGGATTTTCAGAGCGGCAAACGCAAGGTGATGATTGCCACGATCCAAAGCGGAGGCACAGGGATCAACCTGGACGACACCACGGGCAAGAATCCGCGTTCGCTAATCATGATGACACCGCCCTTCACGGCAAACGATATGGCGCAGGCGCTCGGGCGGGTAAATCGCCTGAACACCAAGAGCGATGTTCGTGTGCGTGGCATTCTCGCTAACACGTCAATCGACGATTGGAATGCTGGCATCTTGGAGAACAAGTTCAAGACGTTGGGCGCGGTTGTCGGCGGCAACGCGAAACGCGGCATGGAAGCGATTCGACCCGATGCTGCGGTTGCTAACGATGAAGGCGAGGCATTCGACTGGGGAGAATCTCTGCATCCGATTCCGAAGGTCTACCACAACACGCCATTTTCCCACAACGATATTGTCGGTCAATTTGGCGGCCGTCGCACGCAGAAAAATGGCGAATGGACGACGCAATTTCCGAGTCAAGAAAAGCTCGATGCGTATAAGGCCCACGTCGCTCCGAAAGAGCAATCGAAGGCGCAGGAAGGTTCAACGCCAACGGTAGCACCGAAAGCAACTCCTGCCGAGCTAATCAGCGTTAGCGGCAACACCTATGCCCACAAGGACAAGATAAAATCGGCTGGCGGCAAATGGGATTCCGGACGCGGCGTCTGGACTATATCGCCAGACGCAAAAGAGAAAATCGCTCATTTGAACGGACTGCGTTTTTCGGGTGGTGAGTCGAAACCGGAAGAAGCAAAACCGAAGATCAGCGACGATCAACGCAAGGCCATTCATGAAGCAGTGCGCATCTTGGCGGGCAACGATCCAGACCGAGCGCGCGAACGGAACGGCGTGGGCTTCAATCAAATGGATGCGAATTTCGGCGCATCGCTCGCTGAGGCATCCACGTTGACCGATAAGCAGGCAGAAGCGGCGGCCAAGATGCTTGCCAAATATCACCGGCAACTGCCGGAAGACCTGCACAAAAAGGCTACGGAGTCCATCAGCCTTTCGTCGGCAGACGCCCCTAAACTCGGCGGCAGTTCCAAAGACCGCCGCAAGGCCCGCCGCGCAGCAGAACGAGGTGAAGCATGATCATCCCCGCACCGCAAAAACTTCCCGTCCGCATTGACTGGCGAACCGACAAGAACGCCCAGAATGGAGGCGTCGTCGATCTAGACACGATGCAACCTATCAGCGGGCCGGATGGATTTTGCTGCTTTGTCGATGAGGCAACCGGCGAATGGAAGCGTTACGTATGCTGCGACGGCAAGCCCGTGCGCGGACCTGATGGCATGCTGCTGGTTGAAAGCGGAGTCGGCCGCGTCAAGTTCTTCCCGTTCCAAGGAACCCTGGATCAATTTAAGGCTTTCCTGCGCAGCTACATTCGCGAACAGGAGACGCCATCGTGAAAGCCTATATCCTCCCCGACGGCATCATCCGACTCGGCACGCGCACGATCCTGCCGACGCACGCAGGCTACGCATCGCTCGCCGCGATGATTCACGAGCGAATCGGCATCGCGACAAAAACCCCCGCAAGTTGCGGGAGTATCGAAAAACCCCTATATGTTTCTGAACCAGAGTTTCGGCTGAGCAGTGGATATGGAGGCCATCCGTGGATGGGCGGCGTGCCCGACTACGGCGAAACCTACGATATCCCCTTGGAGCATCTTCATGTTGACCCCGACCGCTTCCAATTCAAGCACGGATCGCACGAAGACACCGGCGTTACGACTGATCTTGATCCCGACGCTTTCGATGCCGACACCTGCGACGAGTTGGGAGTATGGAAAGACCCCGACGATGGGAAAACCTACGTGGTGGACGGGCACCACCGGCGTGAGTTAGGCGAGCGTGACGGCGTCGAATCGATGCGGTGCAAGTACATCAAGGCCGACACCGCGGAAGAGGCACGCAAGATCGGCGGCGAGATGAATGGGGTAAGGCTGTCGGCGGCGGACGCTTCGGGGCATTTGCACAAGGATAAGGGGCCTGGCGGCGGACAGTTTACAGGACAAGGGAAACCAGGAGGGGCCAAACAAGGGAAACCAGCTAAACCGCTGGATACTGCAAAACCCGTATCACGTTCGGCAGCGCTGAATGCCAAGCATGCCGACTTAAGGAAAGCTCTCGCTGGAATGAAGCAAGAGCGTATCGACACCTTTAACGCAATCAAGGCGGACGCTGAATCGGAGATGAAAAAAGTTGGCAAGAGTTTTTCGGCGATATCAAAATCATCCGACAACATAGCGTCAATGGAAGGCGATTTGCAAAACGCCTATATCGAATTGGATTCTCTCAAAACCGACTTCGATGATGATTGGAATCCATCCCAGAAGTTCACGGCGTTCAAGGAAATCGAACAGGCGGCAAAAGCAACCTTGGCGGCAAATGAGGTTGAACCGCTTCAAAATGAATTTAGCGATGAAGACAAAAAGAGCAACAAGGCAGGACTGACAAAAATAATCTCGTTTGCCATCGCCGCCCGCCAGCACTTGAAAGCCTACGTCGGACACCGCAAGGAAATGCAAGCGATAAAGAGCGGCGAGGACGTGAAACTATCGATGGACGACGACTTAACCATCGATCCCTATGACGACCTGAATGGGGTGCGGTTGTCGGCGGCGAATCCGGCTGAGAATCAGCCCACGAATCCTGCGCCAACGCAACCTTCGGACGATGACGAACCGGAACCGGAATTCCCTGATGCCGACCGCAGTCCTGACCTCTCTCCCGAAGACGAAGAAATCCTCCGACGCATCTGGAATGAGCCGAAACAAAGTGTATCCCTATCGGCAACGCACGCGCCATCTGGATACACGCACCAAAAGCCGCTGGCGATTCAGGGCAAAAACTACGTCGGCGGCGAATTCGTTCCCGGCGATGTCGTCGCACGCGCTACACCGGAAGAGAAGGCGCGACTAGGCATCAAGCAAGACGAAACCAAGGTCGGCGATCAGAAGAATCCGAAGGAGCAATCGCCGAATGTTCCGGTCAAGAAGAAGCCGAAGAGACCGCCAGTTACGAAGTATTTCAAGTTTGGCGTTATTCTCGACGCAGATAGAAAAATGATAGGAGGAGCCAAGCCAGCGATTGACAAAGTATTCGGCAAGGACGTTACCGAGCAGGATATTCGCTACTTGATTGGAGTTAGTGACGGCTCTGTGTACGCGACAACGAGCTTGAACGACAACGGCCGAGATCGCGATGTTTTAATCATCGCTAATAGCGACCGCATCAAGGATATGCGGCGAACCATCAGTAAGAATGCCGATGGCGATCTTGAGATTCATAATGACCTATTTTTCATGCACAAGGACTCTCAAGGAGGCGGCTACGGCACGCAAGTATTCGCCGATGAAGTGCGCTCTGCTGCCAACATGGGCGTCAAGAAAATCGTCACCGTCGGCGGGCGCGGTCGCTGGATGAACGGCTACACGACATGGCCTAAGCTTGGCTATGATGCAAAGTTGCCTAACTACATGCCAGCGATGCCGAAGAATATCAAGGAAGCTAAGCCGAAGACAATTCAAGACCTACTGACGATTCCCGGTGGGTCGGAGTATTGGAAAAAGCACGGACAGCAAATGGAGATGACATTCGACCTGACGCCTGGGAGCAAGTCGCTATCGATTTTGAATAAGTATCTCGTGGCGAAAGGAAAACCGCCGATTGAGGTTGATGCGGAAGAAGCCAATCAGACGCGAGCGGAATTCATGGATCGTAGGACAGCCGAAATTCAGGCTAATAGGGAGGCCAGTGAAAAGTCCGCGACTGTTTCCCTCTCCTCCGTTTCCGCCGAGGTGCAGGAGGAGGCTATCAGGTCATTGCGGGCGAGATTTCCTCTGTCTGACTACACGGATGAGGCGGTGAAGTTGTCGGCGCATTACGTCAACAACTGTTGACAAAAGCGCGCACGGTGGCGATAATAAGGTCATGAACAAAAACGAAAATAATTTACCGACAAAGCAGACGATAATAGACGATTTTTTGCGTTGGGTAAAACGCCAGCCCGTCACTGGTGAATTGCTCGCGTCAACTATGGTCGCTCGGTATACCAAGGAAGTTTATGGACCTTTGCTCGATACCAGAGGCCGGGAGACCATTGCGGCAGACGTTGAGCATATTCTCAGACGATACTACATCGACAACATCGGGCATATTTACTGGATGAATAAGTTATGTCAATTAAAGAGTTGATAGAGCATTTACAACAGTTTCCGCAAGACGCCACTGCTGTTTGCGTCTACATGATGTGCAGCGATTGGCACATCTTAGAAGCGGACCAAATAAAATTTTATCCGGTTTCATCAGGCAAAGACAAAAATGAAGCAAAGATACGTTATCCGCAATGGCCAAATCATGGAATACAACGAAAAGCAATGGGACTCAGCGGAAAAACCTGTGTTTTTGCCGATAGTTACGTTTCCAGGAAACTAATGTGAGACACGGAACCTTAAGTAATCGTCTCCGCTCGCTCCGTAAATCCGCTGGCCTGACCATCCAGCAACTAGCGGAACTTGCTGGCCTATCTCGCCAAGCCGTGCAACACATCGAGAGCGGTAAGCGGACGAATCCAGGCATTGAGACGATACGATCTATCTGCAAGGTATTGGGCATTAGCTTGAAGGAGTTTGACTGATGCAGACATGCAAAAACTGTCGTTTTTTCGGTCCCCTTAACTCAGAACGTCTTGTATCTCAGGTAATGGGATTTATTCCGTTGGGCTGGGGAGAATGCCATAAGCATGCACCATTAATAGAAAGTTCCGCAAATTTTGGTGGTTTTCCACCAATTTCAGACCAAGATTATTGTGGAGACTTTGAAGACAGTTATCTCGCATCCACCATGACCGAGGGCGTTTAATGACCGCCATGCGTGCCCCGCCGGGATACACCAAGCAAAAGCCCCTGATTGTTCAGGGACAAACCTATGTCGGCGGCGAATGGATTCCCGGCAACGTCATCGCCGCAGCTACGCCGCAAGAGAAGGCCGCGATCCAGGGTCGGCATCCGGCGCAAGCCCGCGCACCGCAGATACAAGCGCCCAAGGCGGCGGAGATGTTCCCCACGAGCGGCGGTTCCACGAGCACGATAAAGGTCCGGCCCGTCGCGCCAACCAAACCACCAGCACAGAATCCTCAACAGCCGAACACGGGCAGCACGGCCACGGTACAGGTGCGCAACGTAGCGCCGGAGCGGACGCACGCACCGCTGATCGGTCCGTCGGTTCCCATCGTCAAAACGGCCGTCGAGGCCCAGCAAGTGGCGGCGGCTCATGTCCATGTCACCGGGCAATTGCAATCGCATGAGTTGCAAGCGATCTCCGATTATCGCAAGACGAATCAGGTTTATCAGATAAACGACTACCTGCGAGGACGTAGCGGCATCGTCGCCAAAGTGATAGGCCTGGGCGAGAACGTCAAGCAGACGGCGAGGGCGCTCGATTCGGCCCTCGCTAAATCCGTTGTCACGGCCAACATCAAGGTCATGCGTGGGTTCCGATTAGAAACGCATGTGGACCCGTTGAAGGCATTCAAGCCCGGATCGACCTTCACCGATCAAGGATTCGTGTCGACGACGTTGGCGAGTGACGTAGCTGATCGTTTTGCCGTCAGTACGTCGCAACATCGCGTGGTTATGGAAATCGACGTTGCCAAAGGATCGAACGGCTACTCGATGCCGCGCGCTGCTGGCGAATACGATGAAGCGGAAGTCGTGTTGCCAAGGGGCGCGCAATTCCAGGTTCACAGCGTCGAGAAGGAAGCGGACGGCCGCTTTCGCGTCAAACTTCGCTATACCGGCACGTCGAGCAAGAGCGTGAAGCTATCGACCGCCAGCGCCAACCCGACATCGGGAACCGAAGATCGCTCCGGGCGATTCATGTGGTCAATGGACGATATCACATTCGATCCGGTGGCTATGTCGTCCGCCTTGACCGAGCAAGCCGAGGACGTTTCCGAACATCAGCAAGCCGCGTCGAAACTGGCCGCGCAAGTCATCGATCGCGCAGAGGCTGGCGGCTTCGTCATTTCGTCGGAAATCCGCCGCGCGTCATTGACGATGATGCGGGGACTTCTCAAGCGAAACCTGATGCCCGCGGAGTTCTTGTACAATTTCCTGCGCGAGTTCCGCGCCATCCTGCACCGATATGAGCCGGTCATGGCCAAGCTTGCGAGCGATGCGCACCTGGCCGCATGGATCAAGGGCGGGCAAGGAGTCGCCGAATTATTGCCGGTGACAGGCCAACCGCCTGCCGAGCCGCCGCGATGGATCATGTACCGCATGCCGAGTGATGATGCCGAGCCGATTGTGCATTTTGTTATTATAGACGAAGCTGCGGCGGACCTTGCGCATCGTCAGCTCCTGATGCCGGAAGAGATGTACGCTGAATCGCAACAAGGGCGTATGCAGGGGTTCTCCATCGCGAATATTGCGTCTCTGGATGCGTTGGAACGGGTGCGAGACGGTCTGGTTGAGGCGGTCGTAAAGGGGCAGTCGTTTCGCACGTTCAAGCGGGCATTCACGGAGGAGTTCGACGCCAGCGGGCTTTCACCGGCGCGAATGGAACTTGTTTTCAGGAACGCGATATTGACTAGCTATTCGCGCGGGCAAAAATTTATTGCTGAGCAGCCACTCGTGCAAAGTGTCGCGACGTTTGCGATTCGCGCAGAAATTGACGACTCACGCTTGACTCCTCTATGCAAGCACCTTTCTCATAGTGGGCTTCAAGGCACGGCGATTTATTGCACGGCAGATCCGGTTTGGAGAAAAGTCGCTCCAATTTCTCACCATTTTTGCCGGTGTTCTAGCATTATTATCTCAACCGAACGCGCAGCCGAAAAGGGCATCGAAGTGGCCAAGAAATGGATTATGGACGGCCAACGACCGAGCGAAGACGAACTGTTTGTGCCTCCAATCGTTATCCCTGATGGGATGTTAACACCGTCGGCTTTTGCGGCCTGGGAAGCATGGGTTTCGCCGTGGATGATTTGACACCCTTCCCCAGTATTTATTACCATCAAGGCCATGATTGACCATTCCATCCATGCCGACTTGAGTATCGCCGAAATCCTGCGCGATTTGGTCGATGAAGGTCGCATCGTATCTATCTGGAAATCAGACGGAGATTATCAGGGAGACGCTGGGATCGGTCGATATTCCACGTCCGAAACGCTCGAAGGTTGCCTTGAGGGGCTAACCGGCAATATTCGCACCAAAATCTGTATTCGTGAAGATTGTAAAACACGCGGCAAGCCGTTACCGCTATCTCGCTTCTCTCCTGACAAAGATTCTCGTGACGGGCATCAAAGCGAGTGCAAATCCTGCGCAAGCAAGCGGATCGGCACCTATGGTAAAAAGAAGTCAATCGCGGCTATCGCGGCCACGGGCCATCAGGACAAGATGAGCGAGACACTTAGAAAAGTCGAGTGAGTAATCGATGCCCATATGCACCAAGGATGTTATAACATCCATCGTGAGGGACTCGCTGGCACGGTCGCAGCGGTTGGCATATGAGGCGAGATCGATCGTTGATTTAGCTACGATTGGATGATTGCGATGCGTGCCGGGAAATGTAGCGTTCAGGCAAACCCATCGTAGAAACTCGACGCGGCGCTCGGGAGAAAGATGGCCGAGCAAGACCCCTAATTCTGGCCTATCGTCAGCGTTATCGTATGCTTTGATTTGACCAGGATTCGTTTTGGCCTTCGGAAACGGCAGTGGTATCGAGGAATTCATGTTTATCAGCTTTCATGGCATCCTAAGCGATGGAGTAGTCGATATACCGCTGCAAGCGGCACATCTCCTACGTGCGCAACTAGCTGCGGCAGGAAGAAACGTCTCTACCGATCTTAACAAAGCCAATAGCTTTTTCAATCCGGCCGGACGCGAAACGGCCCACGGCTGGATCGTTGTCGGACGGGCCGACCTCGACACGCTCGACCTGAACTCCCTGCAATCGCTGTCCCTGTCCATCGACGATGTTGTCGTGGACCTGTTCAATCTAGTCATCACACGCGAACCAATGAGTTTTTCGCCGGCGTTCATCACGGACGATCCATTGGCGGTATACCTGGTCGAGTTGGCCGATTCACGATGGAGGGTAAGCAATCCTTATTTCTGCGTCTCGATTGCAGCGATGTATAACGTGCCGTCGAGCGCGCCAGCGACGTATCTCTCCTCTTCGCGCAACAGTGGTTCCGATTGGACATGGGAGACGATGGCCGAAGATATCTGGAACACGATGGTAGACCAACTGGGAACGTTCCCAGGTCTGCCGTTCACTCCGAACGGCGCGCCAGTTGGTTGGATATTCCAAGGCGTATCGGCATGGGATGCTCTATGCGACGTGCTCGACCGCATCGGCTGCACGGTCAGCGCCGACCTGACGATGGAAACGGACCAGTACCTCATCGTGCAGATTGGGGACGACGACGTTGAGGCCGATGCGATCCTCGCGGGAGCCGCCGAGGTGAAGATTCATGACGCTGAGTTTATGTCGATTGAACGCGGCAAGTTCCCCTTTGGCGTTTCCGTGTTCTTTCACAAACAGCTTTCGACGCCGACAAGCATCCCGCCGTTCCTGATGAATAGCGTTTACTCGGTGGACATTGACGGAACGATCACAAATGCGGAAGATGGGGTTTACCATCCCATTTGGGATGAACTGCCTGCCTTGGTCGATGGAAGCGGCACAGTAACGAACACAACGGCTTTGAGGGACCGCGCGCAAGAGCGGGCTGACGACTTCTACCGCATGGGTTTGGAAGGCGGTACGCGATTCTGGCAGCGATTCAGCGGATTGCTTGAACTCGTGCCGGGGCCGAAGATCAAGAGCGTAACGTACTGCTCGACCGAAGCGGGCGTCTTCACCGACGTGTTTGGGCATCCGACGATGCCGGTAATAGGTGAGGCTGAATCGCGGGATTATGCGGACGCAGGCACGGTGCAGGATTTGGTGCGGTTGGGGTTTCCGGCGACTGGCGGCGGCCTGTCGTCAATCATCGCGCACACGGCGGCCACGTTCGTCGTTCCAGCCGTCGCATCCACCGTTTCGGTGAATATCACCAGCGTGGTTGATACGTCGATTTGGGCGGTCATTGGCCAGACGATTGAGATATACGACGGCACGCATCAGGCATACGGATACATCACCGCGATTGCCGACGCGACGCATTTCACGTTCCAGACGACGCGAGTCGCAATGGGTTCGGCTGGCAACACGATGGCGATTGCGGCGCAGGTTATCATCAGCGGCGATCCGGTTGCAAGCAGTGTCAGCGATTGGAATTACTTCACGTCCGGCATCATGAATAATGTTGCGCAGGCGGGGTACGGAGAGAAGACTAGCATCTATAATGGCAGCGGTGGGTGGAAATCAACAGTGGCGAGCGCGGCGGCTTACGCTAAAATTAGTCACGATAGAATAATCGTCGATAACGGTAGTGGGGGTACGGGTGTTACCTATGCCCAACTGATACCGGGGAACTTGGCCTTTTTCACTGGTAATAGTGCTGCGATATACAGCACCGGCGGAATTAGATTCCAAAACGATCCCGGATCGGGACCGACACGAATAAATTCGCTAATTTGGGACCAGTATACCACCTCTTTTGTTATGACTGGGGTTTCTCTTGATCCATCCGTTTCGGTGTGGAACTCCGGTACAACTTACGTCTCTGGAAACGAAGTTTCCGTTATTGACCCAACGACAGGTAAGCGGCAGGGGTACAAAGCCAATGCGACGAACACGAATGACGATCCCAATTCATTTTCTGGGAACTGGGATGCGACGGTTTGCGATCCGGGGTTCGCGATCAGAGACAATGCCGGCTCATTTTATTACGGAATAACGACGACGATCGCGTTGGCTAAGGTCACGACGCTCGGTGCAAATGGCTCGATCACGATAACGGGCGGATTCGTTACAGGGTACACGGCTCCCACTTGAGGCAATACAATGAGCGGACGCATCCTCGCTGACATCGCCTGGTACGCAAACGCGCTCGGGGCCGCGCTTGCACTGGCGGCAATCTCAATCGCGTTAGGCGTGACCGGCGCGGATTGTCCACGACGGGATGACGGGAAGAGTTGGAATTAACAAAGGGAAGCCATGGCAATCGATCTCGTAGCGCTGAAAAACGAACTGCAAACGGACCCGGCCTCTCTGGGCTACGCCCTCATGATCACCAAAGGGGACGATGCCGGACCTACGCGCTTGCTAAACACGCCAGCGGGGACGGCGTTCTTTCGCTCCGACGTGACAATGCACGATATCGTTGCCGCCATTGCGCCCGCAGACTTCGCTGCAATTACCGCCTTGCAAATCGCAAAGCTGCAACTGATGTTCAGCGGTGTCACGGCCATCGACTTGACCGTGCCGAGCGTCCGGCAAATATTGCAAGCGATCATGGCCGGTGCATCGGCTCCTACTCTGGCGGCTCTTGTTGCGATGGCGAAGCGCAGCGGCTCTCGTGCGGAAACTCTTTTTGGCGTGGGTATTACTGTAACGCCCACCGATGTGGCTCTAGCTTTAAGAGGGTAATTACTATGTTGACTTCGACTCAATTGACTACGCTGAAAACGTTCCTCACCCCCGACGCTCATGCGCTAGGCATCGCCGCACATCTCACTACCGGAGATGTTGGTGCGGTTGCCAATATCATGAACACGGTCCAGCCCTCGTCGGCGGGTTGGGCGCAGGTGAACAACGAACCCGTCAGCCCATCCGATGTTGTTGCGGCCATCACGCCTGCCGATTTCGCGGCTATGACGTTGGATCAAAAGCAATCGTTGATTGTCCTCGAAACAATTCCACTGTTGGATTTGAGCGTGGCCGGCGTCCTCACCAACCTCAAGAGTTGTTTCCAGTCGAGCGGCGACACCGTGACTGCGATCCAGGCGATGAGCAAGCGAGCAGGAAGGCCCGGCGAGGTGCTGTTCGGCAACGGCGTCCTCTTGACCGCGAACGATATCAGCAACGCGATGAGCAGTTAACAAGGAGTCCAGAACGTGGCCAAAGAAATTCATCAGTTAGAACAAGCGGTTGTTTCGCTCGAAACCAACGGCGCGAGTCAGGCGAATAACGTCCAGGCGGCAGCAGCCATAGCGAATCTTGATTGCCGCGCTGCTGGCAACGCGGCGGAGATGTTCTTTGCCGACTTCGAGTTAACGGTGGGATTCGGTTCATCGCCCGTAGCTAACGTGGCAATAGACCTCTACCTAGTCCCAGCGCTCGACGGGACAAATTTTGCCGACGTGGACGCGACGAATCATGTTATGCCGGGTAATTACCTAGTAGGTACTTTTCAGGTAAACAAAGCACAGACGGCGGTGCAAAAGCTAAGCATTCTAGGCGTCCAATTACGTCCGGTTCTGTACAAGGCATACCTCGATAATCAATCTGCGCAAACCATGAGTACAGGTTGGTTATTGAAAGTTGAGGCCTCTCAGAATCAGTACAACGCTTAAGGTTTCCGCATGAGCATCTACAAGCCTACCGGACACTATTGCCTGAACAGGAACAGCCCACAATCCGTAGGGCTTGTTGGCTGGTGGCCAGGATTTGCCGGGGGCGGCGGATCGAACCTATTCGACAAGTCGGGCAACGGCAATAACGGCACGCTCACCAACTTTGCCTCCCCGTTCACGTCCACGAGCGGGTGGGCTTATGGAAAGGACGGAGGCAAGGGGGCGTTGGCATTTGATGGTACGAATGACTACGTGAATTGCGGTTCAGGTGTTATAGCGGCATTATCAAATACAAAAGTCACTGCAATGTGTTGGATATTTCCAACCGGAGATTTGACTGCCTACTTATCCGTATTCGACAATAGTACGGATGGGTCGAAGACCGGAAGACAGGTTTGTGTATTTTTAGGAGGAGCGGCAAATCACATATATGTAAACATTTCTGGTTCGCCTGGCAACGAAATAGTAATGTCTGATTCTTGGGTGAACAATGTTTGGCAGCACTTAGCCATGACGTGCGATGGTAGTATTATTCGAGTATTCAGGAATGGCATTTCAGTGGGAAGCGGCTCCGATATCGGTCCTGGATTTACTGCTACTCCATTTCTTATTGGCGGAAATACCTCATCAGGTGGTGGATATTATGCAGGAAATCAAGAGGATGTGAGAGTTTATAAAAGGGCGCTTTCTCCATCAGAAATATGGAAAATCTATGACCCAGTAACCCGCTGGCAGCTTCGTTATGTGCCAGGCCGGGTGAATTATTCATTCGGTGTTTCATCATCGACCCCTAGCGGCCTTTTGCTTGCACGACGAAGGAGGATGGCATTATGCTCGTAGTACCAGGCGCAACTTCAATTTCTGTTGACGTGCAATTCCTCGACGATACAGGGGCCGCAGTGACAGGTCAACTTGCTACGAATTTCCCCGTCTGCAAATGGTCCGGTGGAGCGAACGCAGCGAGCACGGCGATAACGCTCTCCAACCTATCGCTTATCACGACTGCTCATCCGAGCGATAACACGGCTGGCGGAATCAAAGAGCGCGAGGGTGGTTGGTATCGTTTGGATTGCCCAAACAATATGTTCACTTCTGCGGGACGCAAGACATTGACGTTCGCCGAAACGACGAACAAGCGGATCATTGCGCCGACGCTGGACGTGCAGTACGCGGCGGCGAACGTATCGCAACTCCTCGGCACGGCCTGGCTTGCCCCTGGCACGGCGGGAACCCCCGACGTGAACGCAAAACTATGGAACAGCCTCGCTACGGTTGCCCTGCCGCTGGTTCCCGCAACGCCTGGCCGCACACTGGTCGTCGATGCCGCCGGTCTCGCCGACGCCAACGCGGTGAAGGTGGGGCCAACGGGAAGCGGCACAGCGCAGACTGCACGCGATATCGGTGCGAGCGTGTTGCTGTCAAGTGGAACAGGTACAGGGCAACTTGACTTCACGAGTGGCGTCGTCAAGGGGAACGTGACGCAATGGCTCGGCTTCGCAGTAGGAACGCCAAACGCCTCCGGGACACCAGACGTAAACGTGAAGACGTGGAACAACTTACCTACTATCGCTCTGCCCCTCATCCCCACGACAGCGGGTCGAACGCTGGATGTGTCATTAACGGGGGAAGCTGGCGTAGATTGGGCCAACGTCGGCAGCCCGACGAATGCGAATGCACTCACCGGGACCACCATAGGCGGCATCGCTGGCACGACGCAGACATTCGACGCACTTCAGACGGCTATAAACTCGACGCATGGCGCAGGATCATGGGCAAACGTAACCGTCAGCGATAAGACTGGTTTTTCCTTGGTGAACGGCGCGATTGTCACTGCAACCTTCGGAACGTGTGACTTCACCTCAGCGATGAAGACCTCGCTGAACGCGGCAACTCCTGCCAGCGTGCAAAACATCGTCGCTCAGACGGCAGATATCGGCACGCGCATCGGCACGAATCTGGTGATGACGAGCGGAAAGATATGGGCATTGGACGATAGCGGTAACTCGCTGACAACGCAGATTTCCGGTGTGAAGTCTGACACGGCGACGATCCTTACAGATGTAAACACCGGAGCAGGAGCGATTTATACTCGCATCGGTGTGCCATCTGGGGCATCAATTGCAGCTGACATTGCGGCCGAGAAAGTTGATACGGCAGCGATCAAACTCAAGACGGACAACCTGCCCGCGTCCCCGGCTGCTGTCGGCTCGGCGATGACGTTGGTGAACGGCGCGATTGTCACTGCAACCTTCGGAACGTGTGACTTCACCTCAGCGATGAAGACCTCGCTGAACGCGGCAACTCCTGCCAGCGTGCAAAACATCGTCGCTCAGACGGCAGATATCG